TATTGCACGCATTATTCCATCGTTTAACAACGTGTTCAACGAATCTTCGCTTTGATGCTTTTGCAACATTTCTGCATTCTGCATTTGATATTAACTCGATTGCTTCGTCGATTGGGATCCGAAACTCATCATTGATTACGCACCATTCGATAAACAATGCGAGACACTCTTCGCGTGATACAAGCTCTGTAAAGTTGCTTTTATCTTTAAGTGCCTGTTCCATTCCAGCCTTGACCATTTGCCTTCTGTTGGATTTGTGCAATTCAACATGGCAATCATAACACAATGGTATGATATTGCTTTTTTCGTTTGTGCCTCCTAAAGACAAAGGAATTTTGTGATGCATTTCGCACATTGCGATTTTTCCGCAGACGCTGCACTTGCATACTTCAGAATGAAATTTCTTCCTATCCATTTTCAGACCTATCTTTCTGTGCATCTGCATCCAGAGCGCGCAGAGCCATCCTTATCTGCGCAATACACTCCGTGGCGCTCCGGCCGTCGTTCGCCCGCTTTACGCAGTAAGTGATCCGCACGAGCGTCTCCTCACACCTGCCGAGCCTTTGCAGCAGATCATCCTGTTTCACGCCGGGCTCTGGGATATAACGCGTTCGGCGCGCTGTGTCGTCACGGCTTGTCAGTCTTTCCATAATCTTCCTCCTTTTTGGTCGGGACATCTGTGCCCTTGCCTTTTCTTCTTTTCTGCTTATACTGCCTCGTCCGGATCCTGTCGAGCGCGAGCTTGCGGTCATAGCTTGGCGTCTCAAAGTCGCGCTCGATAAACGGCAGCGCGATCGCATCCGCCGGGCTCATGGCTTGCGCTCCTGATCCAGCCGCCAGAGCTCGGCCATGATCCGGTCGAGGTCAGACGCAGCGTCGAGATAAAAGCTCGCAGCTCTGGCGGTCTGATGTCCGGCCGGCCTGCTCGCGCTGACGAGCTTTTCCAGCTCCTCACGCCGCCGGATAAGGTATGCCCGATATTGTTCCCGCGTCAATCGTCAGCACCTCCGTCCATTCGTGCGCCGCAAAATTCACAATACGCAGGGACTACTCCCCGTTGGCGTTCAATATCATTGCCGCAGTTCGTGCATTCATATGACGCCATTGGGATTCCGTGCTCAGAGAAACAATATATTTCATCCCACCGACCGTGCCGCACGGGTTCAGCCTCGATTGTTGGCATCAATGCTGCTGCAAGCCCTACCGTGAGATTACACTGATTGAACAGATATCGGTCTATAAGCTTTGCCATATCGGAGTCAGCAAGCGCATTCGCGTCAATCAATCTTACTTCTGGCATCTTCACTCGCCTCCTGTTTGCATTTTTCAGTTGCGTTATTTCAATTTTTAGCAACTTTTTTTCAAAAATCCGCTGAAAAGTTGCACAAATTGAAATTTTCTTGAAATTTGGCGGAAAATCGCAACGAGTTGGTGCAAAGTTGGTATTTTAATACCTGATAATACCTATTATCAGGTATTACCAATCTACCACCTTGTCAACCGTCTCCTGCTGACGCGTTTGTGTCTGTCGGAGATAGACTCGCGTCATGTCGATGCTGCGGTGTCCGAGCAGATCGGCGAGCAGTGCAATGTCGTTTTTGCGCCGGAGAAATTCCAGCGCATAGTAGTGCCGGAAGCTGTGCGGGTGCATGACATCCCGCGGGATGCCGTACCGCTCCGCAAGCGATTTGAGCACGCGGTTGAAATCGTTCCCGCTCCGGTAAGGCTTGCCCCGCACGCCGCGCACGATCAGATCACCGGCAGACAGCCCGGCGATATCTCCGAGGATTTCGCCGAGCAGCGAGCGCGGAAAGTAGATCGTCCGCATATGATCTTTGGTGTGCATCGTCACGCTGCCGAGCATCAGGTCGCGCTTTGTGATCCGCAGCGCCTCCGAGATCCTCATGCCTGTTTTCGACAACAGCTTGATATTAACATACCATGCACGGTTGCCGTCCCGCGCAAGTCCCCGAAGCAGCGCAGAAAGCTGCTCCGGGGTGATTACATTGTCGATGCTTGTGCGCGTCGGCATCTTGACGGCTTTCAGGCGCATCGGGATCCGGGCATAGCGGCAGTAGGCGAGCATTGCCGCGATCCGCAGGTTTACGGTCGCCGGCTTATGCCGCGCGAGCTGCTCCTGCTTGTATGCGATTAGATTTGCCTTTGTGATATCGTCGTACTGCGCAGCATACTGCCGCAGCGCGCCGAGATATGCCGTCACCGTGTTCCCGGCCATTTCCTCCTCGGTGAGATACTGCCGGAAGCCGTCAAGGTCGATCATGCGTTTTTCCCTCCGATCTCGTCCGTAAGCTCGCGGACCTTTTCGCGCTCCAGAGCGACCAGCATCCGCAGCCGCTCGATCTCTTCCTGCTGCGCCGTGCAGAGCTGCCGCGTCAGCGCGTTCTGCTCCCGCTGCTTCCGCCGGAACTCTCGCATCCACTCTGCCTGCTGTCTGCGCCGGACTTCCCGCGCACAGCTCCGGCAGTACTTCAGCGCGATGTACTCATACCAGTCCTCAGCATGGATCACCGCGCCGCATTCCGCGCAGTGCTTCGTCAACATCGTCGCTCTCCTCCCCTCTCACAAAGCCATAGCTTTGTCTACTGCTTTGTCCACGGCGTTTATGACCGGAGAGGATTGCACACTGCCGGGAGAGGAGCTGCTCCAGCTCGTGTGCTTCGCGCTCGCCGATCTCGGCAAGACATTCCGCGGCGGTGTTGCTGCCGTCGCAGTACAGCTCCATTTCGTGTTCCTCGTCATCATGCCCGACCCACTCGATGCGCATGATGATCACATCATCGGGCGTGCATTCCTGCATATCGGTGATCAGCTGCTCCGCCTCGCCGAGTGCATCCGAGGTTGCCTTTGCCTCGGCGATCTGCTCGCGAACTGTGAGGTATGCGAAGTCATCCGGCTCGTCCTGCTCCTCCGCAAGTTCGCGCGTCTTATGCGCAAGCCACATCATCAGGCAGACGAGCGCCATGATGATAAAAAAGCCCATGAGTTTGTCGTTCATGCATACCCGCCCCCGATCATACAAAGATCTGCGGCGGAAGCTCGGCTTCTTCGCCTTGCTTGCGCCACAAGTGCAGGCAATACGGGTGCCGGTTGACATACTCGCTCTTTTTCGGGTGATACTGGATGACGGTCTCATCGTCGAAGAAAAACAGCTCTTTGACCTTGCACATTTCCTCCCAGGTCGGGCAGCGGTTCGGGTATGCGATGCTGACATGATCCCAGCCGCCGCCGAAGCTCCACACGATCGACGCGGGCTTCTGCCGGAGTCCGTTGAGGTAGATCATGCCCGCCCCGCCGTCGTGGCTGGTCCACTCCACTTGGAGTCGCGGCAGCTGCAAAACTTCTTTCTGTGTTTTCATTTTCTCTTTTTTCCTTTCCGCCGCTGCGGAAACGCAGCGGACTGCTGCATTATCGCTGCCGATCGGCAGCGTCAGTCATACGGCTCGCTGTATATCCTTACAGTTACCGCCGACATCTCGGAATACTGTTTTTGCACAGTCAGGCAGCAGATCTGCGCGTCGTCCCGGTATGCCACACCGTTGAGCGCGTCGCACACTGCTTTTGCGATGTTGTCAGCGTCCGGCTTTTTTGTCGGCCGGATCTCGCCGGACAGCATCCGGCTGCGCTTGCGCTTGGTCGCAGACTGCGGCGGCGCGAAGTTGGCCGTGATGTATACGCACAGCGGTGCGTCGCCAAAGAAAACGCCGGGGCACTGTGTCCGGAAGCTCATCTGCACGAGCTTTTCATACGCTGCCGTCTTGTGCGGCGTGTATGTGCCGCGTGTAGTCACTCTCGGTCGTGCCTTGCCCTCCGGTTCCCCGCTGACCGTGAAGATCGCCTGCATCCGCATCCCTCCTTTCCCGCTCGGATTTACTGCGTTCTGACCAGTAGGCCAAATAACTTGCAAATTCCGTCATGATGCGCCCCTCCTCATCAGGGCATCGAGATCGGCAGTGTCGATGCTGCTGCCGCCGGCCTGTGCCGGCTTGTCGCGGCTGTGCGGCATCGTCTCCCACTTCCGGATCAGCGCTTTCCAGTCCGTGACCGGCTGACCGTTGACGACCCAGCCGAATGCTGTGTAGTGCTCGACGAAGCGCTGCGCGCTGATCCCGTTTTTCCGTTTCCGGCAGTAGGCGCGAACCTCATCGACGGAAGGCGGAGCGAAAGAGTGCGAGGGTGATGCGTCTTGTATATCTGTCTCTTTCTCTCTCTCTGTATCTGTATCTGTATCTGTATCTGTATCTGTATCTGTATCACTTGCATTTGTATGCATTTGCAGATTTTGCAGTCCACAGTCTGCATTTGCAGGCTGTTCGCCGTCCGGCTTCTGATAGCGCTTTCTCGCATTTTCCGCCCGCTTCTTGCAGGTTTCGTCGTACTTTTCAGCATCCCGGTCGATCTGCGATGTGATAAAACTAAACGCCATCATCACCATGCCGTCAGCGCTTTCGAGCTGCTCCCCGGTCGATGCATACCGGTATATCGCCTTGATCAGAGCGCCGGCCTGCGCATCGTCCAGCATTTCCCACTGCTTATAGTTGTCCAGATACAGCATAAAACTCTTTCGCTCGGCCATGATCTCACCCTCTTACTTATGATTTTATTTTTGCCCCGGATAGTTTGTCCGATAATCCGGCACGCTGCCGTACTGCACCGGCGACTGCCCCTGCGGCGGTTGATACGGCTGCGGCGGTGCCGGATAGCCGGTGCCCTGATACTGCGGATACTGCGGCGGCGTGTACGGCTGCGGCGCCTGCTGATATGCCTCCGGCGGAGCAGCTCCGGCGGGAGCAGCTCCCGCATATCCGTACTCAGGCGGAGCAGCTGTGTCCCGCTTCGGCTCCCCGAAGGTCACATTTTCTGCGAGAACCTCCATGCTGTAGTGCTTCACGCCGTTGTTGTCGGTGTAGTCGTTGTTCCGAAGCTGACCTTCGATGACGATCATCTGACCTTTTGTGAAGTATCTTGCAATAAACTCCGCGGTCTGCCGCCACGCGACACACTGAATGAAGTCCGTCTCGTGGTTGCCGTCCTTGTTCTTTTTCCTGTCGATCGCGATCCGGAACCGGCACGAAGGCGTGCCGGCCGTTGTCTGGCGGAGCTCCGGGTCTGCGACGAGCCGCCCGATCATGATAGCGCGGTTAAGCATGGCTGTCCTCCTTCGGGATCTCGATGTGCGCCGTCTCCATGACGGTGCGGATCTTGCGCAGCATCGTCGCGCTGCAAATATAGCGGATTTCGCCGGTGCGAAAAGCCTCTTGCAGCTCCTCGACGGTCGTGATAAAATTCCGGCTCAGCTTTGTGACTGCCGCCGTGCCGATTGCTAACTTCGTGATTTCCATTATTTTCCCTCCGTTTCGATAATCATATCCAAAGCATCTCGAATCATTCTCAGTGCAGCAATCAAGCTGAGATCGTCCCCTTGAGAAATCGGCAGCTCCATCTGCTGTTCTTCTTTTTGCGTTTCCAACTGAGCATTATCAAAAATCGGCTTCTTATCCTCTGCACAGATATGTTTTACGGTCGAAAAGCCGACTCCAAGCTTAATAGCAATACTTCTGTATGGCATTCCGGATTCGTGAAGCGCTTTCGCTTCATCTCGAATTTCCGGAGTGATTTTTGTGTAACTGCGCGGGGCTTTCAGCCCAAACTCTTTGAGCACCTTGCGCACAGTTTCATCGGAACAATGTGCTTTTTCGCAGATACTAATCATTTTTTCGCCTGAATGATAAAGGCCGAGAATCAGCATTTTGTCTTCATATGCAATCGCCATTGACTTTTCCTCCATTTTGTGCTATACTGGAGTATAGCAATACTTCTTTCTGGACTTCCTTCTTGTTTTGTGCCGCATCCGGTTGAGCCATTCCGGATGCGGTTTTCTTTTTATGACGCAGCGTCTCCGATCAGGCCGATCGCTTCGTCGATGTCGATGCGTTCAAGCCCTCCGGCTTTCCGGTCTTTGAGCTGCCCGATGATGGCCTGCCCGTTTTTGTACCGCTGCTCGCAGCGCCAGCAGCTCTGCGCCATGCTTTCCCGCGCCATGCTGCACAAATCGAGCAGGTCGCGCCATTTTTCCATAGATCGGTAAGATGAGAGATATCCGGCTGACTGATAGTTTTCCTCCGCCTGCTCATAGCGTTTCCGGGCATCCTTCTCGATCTTGTCGATCAGAGCCGTCTTGCGTGCTCTCTCTGATGCACGGTAACGGTCTTCGTCTTCTTCTGTCCACTCTCTCACTTTATCCCTCCTTTACTCTCCAAGCTCCAGCAGCGGCAGATACCACGCCGGCACATCTGCGAGCCGGTCGCCGTCGCGCCCGAAGATCAGCGCGATCCCGCCGATCGCCATTCCTGCGACTGCCGATGCGTTCTCGTTCAGCGGATAGCCTTTCAGCATAAAATCCCGGTCTACTATCATCACGCCGCCGTCCGGGAGCGTGATCATGTCGATAGCGCCGCCGACCTCGTTTTGCAGCGTTTCCAGCTCTGGCGCGTAGTCGTGGATCGTGACACTGTTCGGCTCGATCCTGATGCCCCTCATAGATGCGCCTCCAACCACTGCGTCAGCTCGGCCGCTTCCGCGACCAGCTTATTTGTCAGATCAGTCAGACGGTCAACCTCAGCGACATTCCGGCCGACTTCTTCGCAGATCTCCCGTACTCGGAGCTTGACGGTGCGGATGATGCTGTCCGGCACGCGCTCGACGATGCAGTCCGATATGATCGGCTTTTCATACTTCTTTTTCGGTTTTTCCGCGTCCGTGGAGTTTTTCTCTGCGATCGCGGCATTTTTTTCCGCATCCGCGATCATCTGATCGACGGCAGCGTCAAAGTCTTCGTTGATCTTTCCCGGCTTGCCTTCGGCTTTCTTTTCTGGCAAGTTTTCCGGTGCTTCTTGCGTTTCCGGCAAGTCTGCGGCCTGCTCAGCTGCGAGCTCGGCCTTGAGCTTTTCCGCGTTGCAGACATTGGCCGCACTCTGCGCTGCGCATCCGACAGCCATTGCGATACTGTGATACGACTTGCCGCGGGCGCGCATTTCGAGGATCTTCTCTTTCTGCTCTTCGGTGAGAGCCTTTCCCATTGTGCATTCCTTCTTTCTGATTTCATAGATTTCATCGGCGATGTGATCGGCGCGAAGATGCAGCCGGTGCGCGATCGCCTGCGGTGTTTTCCCGGCAGCGAGCTGCTCCTTGATGTACTCCTGCGTAGGCGTTAACGCCTGGGGCAGCGGATCAATGCTGATCCAGTCGCTCACGGTGATCGCCTCCGTTCCGGATTCTGTCGCGGATGATCCTGTCGGTGTACTTCGCCTCTGCGAGCTGCTCCGCCCGATCTTCCGCCCACTGCGCCATTCTCTCCCGCTCGGCGTGGAGATACTGTCGATTCTGCCGCTGATCGTGAGCGCGTGCCAGAGAGAGGACGAGCGCATCGACGAGCAGCAGGATACTAAAGCCCGCCCATGCCGGCAGATCAGTCAGCAGTCTCACTTTCGGTGACCTCCTCCTCTTTCAGTTTTTTCAGCCCTTCGCGGTAGCCGAGCGCATACGCTTCTTTTAGAATGTCGGCAGCACTCCGGTGCATCTCTGCCGGCAAGCCACACAGCAGCGAGCAGGTCAGCCCCTTCACGATGTTCGCAGCCTCTTCCACGAGCGTCATCCAGTTTCCACAGCTCTCGACCTTCAGCGGCGGATGCGCCTTGTCGCATTCGATCTTGATCACTTATCCCACCTCCCTTGCAATCAGTTTTTCCGCGTGCTCGATCGCGAGCGGCCGGAGCACTTCCGCCGCGTCGATGCCGAGCAGCGCGAAGTAACGCCAGAGCCGCCAGAGCGGTATTTTCTCCGGCTCGCTGCTGTCAGCGCTGACGGTGCAGACAGCAACGCCCGCCATTTTGGCAAGCGCCGCCTGCGTGATGCTCTGCCGCTGCATTTCCGCAGCGATCAGATCCCACATGATGCGGGAAGGCGTGCGCGTCCGTGTTGCTTTCTTCGGCATAGTGCTCCCCTCCTTACTGGCTGGCCTTCGGCGGCTCATCACCCGCAAGCTGCTCGACTGTCATGCCGAGAACCTTTGCGAGCCGGAGAGCGATTTCGAGCTTTGGTGTCGCTTCGCCGTTTTCATAAAGCCAGATCGTCGTCTGTGTCACTCCGATTTTTTTGGCGAGCTCATCCTGAGACATCAGGAGTTGCAGCCGTCTGTTTCTGAGGTTGTCGCGGAAGTTCCCCATTTTTCCACCTCCCTTGTGCCGTTATTACAGAAAACTTGTTGACATTCTGTGCAAAATATGCTATAATGAAGCTGTCAGGCAATCATATATAGCACATTTCGCATTGAATAAGAGGTCTACCGAAAGAAACCTTGCGGTTTCTTGGGTGTAAGTTGATTATACTACAAGAAAACTAGAATGTCAAGAGAAATTTTCAAGTTTTCTTGGATTTCGGCGGAACGCCCATTTTTCAACAGCGAATTTTATAGAAAACTAATAGTTTTTGGAGGGAGGTCTGATTTTTGTGTTTTACGATGTGTTAAAGGCTCTTTGTGACGAAAAAGGCACGACACCTAACGCTGTATGTATTCAGCTCGGATTTTCTCACGCGACAGCGTCATACTGGCGAAAGTCAGGCGGCACGCCAAAGAGAGAAGCCCTTGAGAAATTCGCCGAGTTTTTCGGCGTATCCGTTGACTATCTGCTCGGCCGGCAGGATCCGCCGAACGCCGAGCTGCTCCCGGCAGGGAAAGTGCGCATGATACCGGTGTTTGAGAGCGTTTCCGCCGGTTTCGGTGCCGATGCGCAGGACCGCATTGTCGAGTACCGCCCGACCGTCATCGAGTCCGATGCCGAGGCCGCCGCGACGATCTTTGTGCGCGTCTGCGGTGACTCCATGCATCCGCAGATCCAGGACGGCGACCTTGTGCAGGTGCGCAAGCAGGAAACAGCGGAGACCGGAGACATCGTGGTCGTACTCGACGGCACCGAAGCGTTTGTCAAGCGCTTTATCCACGGCAAAAACGGCGTCGTGCTGGAAAGCGCGAATCCCGCATACCCGCCGCGCAAGTATAGCCGCGAAGAGTCGAACGAGCTGCGGATCGTCGGCGTCGTGCGGTACATCGTCCGGAAGTGCGAGTGATGCGCCGGAAGCTGCACGCGCTGATCAGCTCCGGCTGGTACAGCGCCGGCATGGTTGCCTGCATCGTCGTGAGCATCGTGCCGCTCGCCTTCCGGTCCGAGCCGGCTGCGTTCCGTGTGACCGAGGTGGTCTGCACCGCTGTCTTTATCTTTGATTATGCCGCACGCTGGATCACCGCCGACCTTGACGATCCGGAGCGCTTGGCTTTTGCCCGGTATCCGTTCCGGCCGATGGCCGTGATCGACCTGGTCTCGATCCTGCCATCGGTGACGGCGCTCGGCAGCGGGTTCCGGCTTTTTAAGGTTTTCCGGCTTGCGCGGTCGCTCCGGATCCTGCGGACGCTGCGCGTGTTCCGGACGCTGAAACTCGCACGGTATTCCCGCAGTATCCAGATGATCGGCAGCGTCTTCCGGGAGCAGCGAGAGTCCCTGCTGACGGTGCTGCTGCTGGCGTTTGCTTATATACTGATCTCTGCGCTCGCCGTATACAATGTCGAGCCGGAGACTTTCGCGGATTTCTTCGAGGCGGTCTACTGGGCGACCGTCTCCCTCACTACTATGGGGTACGGCGATATCTACCCGGTGACGACAGTCGGGCGGCTTGTGACGATGCTGTCCTCCCTGCTCGGCATCGCGGTCGTCGCACTTCCCGCCGGCATCGTGACAGCCGGCTATATGGACGAGCTGAAAAAGGAGCGTGAAGAAAATGGCAAGAAAGACACCGTTCTGGCGCCGCCAGAGACCGACGACGCGCGCAAAACGTAAGATCGCAAAGATTACCGGCATTCCGACCACGCGGAGCGGCCGCAAGGCAAAAGTGCGCCGGATGCTTCTGCCAGGCTGTGCGCTGCCCCTCGCTCTGATCGCGGCGGCTGTCTCGGTCGCTGCGGCGATCATCCGGTAAAAACGCGTTTAAGTGCTAAAAAGGAGCTGATCACATGGCGAAAGCTAAGAAACTGCCGTCGGGGAGCTGGCGCGTCTTGCAGTTTGTCGGACTGGATCAGGACGGCAAGCGGCAGTATAAAAGCTTCACCGCCCCGACAAAGCGCGAGGCCGAATTTCTCGCGGCGGAGTATGTCGCAAAGAAAAAGCGCCCCGCCGGGCGGATGACCGTCGGCGAGGCGATAGACCGATACATCGAGAGCAAAGACGGCGTGCTGTCCCCGACGACCGTCTCCGGATATCGCAAGATCCGGCGGAACTATCTGCCCCAGCTCATGCCGGTGCAGCTCGACCGTCTGACCGAGGAAGAAGTGCAGCGCGCTGTCAACGAGGACGCAAAGCGGCTGAGCGCAAAGACTGTGATCTCCGCCCACGGGCTCCTGACTGCGGCGCTGCGGATGTTTGTGCCGAATCTAATCCTGCACACCCGCCTGCCGCGGAAAATCAAGCCACTGCGGCGCGATCTGCCGAGCAGCGAGGATGTGATGCGCGCCATGCTCGGCGATGCTGCCGAGCTGCCTGTACTTCTGGCGCTGTGCCTGTGCCTCCGGATGAGCGAGGTGCGCGGGATCCGGAAAAGTGCAGTCCGCGGAGATACGCTCGCGATCGAGCGCGTGATCGTAACAGCGGACGGTGAGCACATCGAAAAGGAGCTTGCGAAGACGGACGCAACGCGGCGCATCGAGCAGCTCCCGCCTTTCCTGCGCGATCTGATCCTCGCAGCGCCGACCGAGTATGCGACAACCCTGACCGGGCAGGCGATCTATAAGCGCTTTACGCGGCGCATGGCTGCGGCCGGCTTTCCGGGTGTGCGCTTCCATGATCTGCGGCACATATCGGCATCGGATATGCACGCGCAGGGCATCACGGATCGTGTCGCAGCGGAGCGCGGCGGCTGGTCTGGCACCCAGACGATGCGCGATGTGTACCAGCACAGCTTCGGCAGTGATCGCCAGCTCGCCGATCGGAAAATGAACGACTTTTACAGTCAGATCCGGCGCGATGCAACACGGGATGCAACACAGAGCACCGAAAATTCCGCAGAATAGCGGCACGGAGCGGGGTTCAATTCCCCTCGCCTCCATAATTCAGAAACCGCGCATTTATGCACTTTTCGCATAGATGCGCGGTTTTTCTTTGCTTTCAGCCGTTTGAAATTCGGAAATTCCAGATATAAAATCGGGCATTTCCGAAGTGAATGCAACACGAAATGCAACACGGCTGCTTTGTGCAAAATAGACATTCTACAAAACAAAAACCGGCAGAGGGCTGATCCTCTGCCGGTTTTGTTATTTTTCGGTGAGCGTCCCGGCGTATGTGACGCCGTCGATTGCGAGCTCGACATACTTTGTCTTTTTCTCCGGTTCCGGCGGTTTCGGCGGCTTGCCGTAGCCGTTCAGCCCCTTCGCCTTGATCTGCGCCGGGTAGTCGATGTAACAGACATCCTGATCGACCGGCTCCGAAAATCCTGCTGTCTGTGCCGTGTTCGGCTGCCAGATGCCGCAGGGGTATGTCGGCGCGGACACATCCCACTGCGCCAACCAGATGCTGTATCGCTTTGGGATATCCGCTTCGCAGTAATGCACCAGCACATCCGGATTGCAGTACAGGCCGGCCCAATAGCCGGCCTTTTCGACCTTGCTCAGAAACGCGCGGATGATCGCGCTGACATTCGCCTTGCCGGTTTTGTAGATCGCTTCCTGTTCCAAGTCAAGGAAGATCGGATACTCGAACTGCTTGCCCTTCAGCAGATTGATGCATATATCCGCTTCCTCCTCGGCCTCGGCAACGGTGCGCGCCCATGTGAACCAGTACGCGCCGACCGGGATCCCGTGCCCTTTTGCGCCTGCATAGTGCGATTCGTACATGGTATCCTTTTGCCGGCGGACTGCACCGCCGCCGATCTGGATGATGCAGAAATCTGTCGTGACTTTTTGCCAGTCCACTTTCGGCTGGCACCAGCTGATATCAATACCCTTTTTCATTGGATCCTCCTTTTCCGGTTGATAGATAAATCCGAGGAAGCCATCACCGCCCCAGCTGCCGCCGTCCCGGCTGCGCTTGGATGTCCAGAACGGATTCGCGCAGCCGTAGCCGGATTCCGATGTGGTGATGCTCCCGTCTGCGTTGATCTCCTCGACGATCGCGACATGGTGCGACCAGACCGCGACCGCTCCCAGCTCCGGCTCGCTGCCGGTCCGGAGCCCGTACTCTTTTGCCGCCGCTATCCACTGGTCAGGGTCCGGCGCGTATTGCCAGTAGATGTAGCAATTCTGCCCGATGATCTCGTTAAAGCGTCCGGCTGCGTAGCCGACGCAGTTTGCAAGCACATCGCATCCGGCATCAAGAGGGCTGCCGGGGATGATGCCGACAGCGTATTTGTCGCGGCAGTAATACGGATTTCCCGCCTCCGGCCTGCTCAGCCGGGGGACAAACTCACCCGGCATCTTTCATCAGCTCAGCAAGTTTCGCCACGATCTTGCTCAGCTCCTCGATTGATTTCGTATTGCCGTCGATGGTCTCGCGCAGCTTTTCCTGCTGCGCACGATGGTATTCGTCCTGCTTTGAATTTTGCCAAAGCAAGAAACAGCAGCAGGCGATCGGAAAGCCGACCGTGCTTACGGCCTGAATGACTTCGTTCATCTTTCTTCCTCCTCGCCTGTTCCCGCGTCCGTTTGCTCCGCATCAATCCGTCCCGCCTGCATCAGCGAAGCCGGAGCTGTTCCGGTTATATACGCCCACGGTTGCCAAGTTCCAATATACCGGCGCTTAGCGATTGCAAAATCGTCATCATTTCGAATTGCTATCTGTACCAACCGCTGTGAACTTGATATAGAACGCATCGTGAAACCAAAATATCCTGCCGTAGTCCACGGAGCTGTTGACACATTTCCAGCGTCCGATGCATTTGCGCAGTAAAACTTTCCAAGCGTAAGCGCATCCTGCCCAGCTGTATCTGTGATCTGCCGTCCAACACCAAGTATATCTTCTATGCTTGCTTTCGCGTCTACCGCTGTTTTGATTCCGGAACTTTTGACCGGATTGCTGCTGCCTGCTGTCGGAGAGTTGTCAAAAGTCAAAGTGTTCTGCTTTGTCGCTATTTTATCGCTCAGACTTTCCTCACTGCCCCGCGCCGCCTGGACCTCGTCTATCGTATCGTCAATGTCCTGTGCATCGTGAGAAAGTACAAATTTCGCCATTATTCATACACCGCCTTTATCATTATCGCATCATTATCCACATCAAAAATCAGCAGCCCGTTTTTGTCGCGCAGCTGGACTTCGCCTTCGACATCCTCCGGCTCGATGACGATCGTCTGCGGATACCCCGCCGGCCTTGTAAAGCTGTTTTTCGAGCCGAAGACGACCCGCGTGACCTCTCCCGTGATGCCGTCGGTCTCGGTCTCGGTGATTTTCAGCCATACAGCCCCGCCGAGGCGCTCATCGTAGATGCGCCCGATGTCGCCGACCTTATAGCGGAAAAGGCTGATTTCCTCAAAGTCGGGATTCCGCCGCGCATCGGCAAGCGTGACCTCATAGCAGATCACCGGCGCGCAGGTCGAATTGAAACGCGCAAAGAGGATCGGGAACAGCACGTCGAAGATATCGACCGTTCCGGCCTCGATTGCCGCGTATGTCTCGTCGCCGAGCGTCACCGTGTCCGACCGCGCCACGTTGTGCGGAAACTGCATCAGCGGCCACGCGTTGCCGTCGTATGATACAGCTACCCATGCGCCCGTCCGCGTATCTTTCAGGCGCAGCAGCAGACAAAGCTGCGAGGTGTCCACCGTGCGCACGATGCCGGAGAGATTCCGCCCGAGCCGGATGTCAAAGGCATCGTCCCGCGCTCCCTCCATTCTTTCGTTGATGCTGAAATAAAAATTATCGCGGTACAGCTCGCCGCCCTTTTGCGCGATAATTCCGTCAGAGCCGAGCAGCAGCTCCACCGGCGTGCAGCCGTCCGCGTTGATCGTCCGGAGCCACTGCACCGGCCACATCCAGTCAGACGACCATTCATAGGCATAGCGCGTGCTGCCCGGCGCATCGTGCGCCTCCGCGATCAGCATCACGCCGTCGATCGCTGCATCGCAGCTGTACCACCCGACAACCGGAGCGCTGTCCGCATAGCACCATAAGTCGTTGAGCTGATAAAACACAGCCTCTGCCGTCGCGACAACATAGCCGGTCACGGCAGTCTCATAGTGCCACTCGCAGCGCTTGATCGTGAAGATCTGCCCGCCGCATTTTATCAGATTTGATTCGAGGATATATTGCCAGCGCCCCTCCGGATCCATCGGATGCGTCAGCGTGATCGTCCACTCGCCGTTGATGATCTCATGCACCGGCGCACTCGTCGGATGCAGGATCGCAAGGCCGTTCGATGCAAAATCCGCCTTTGGCGTGTGCATATCATAAACGCAGATATAGTCCCGCTGCTCAATAAAGCCGTAGCTGATGCGCTCCACATCGGAAAACAGCGCGATATACGGGAAATCATTGTTTACTAACATTTCCTGCCGCCATGCGGAGAGCGGCAAGCTGTTTTTATCGGAGAGCGCCCGCGCCGGGGCTTCCGGAAAATTAGTGTTTTGCGGCAGCTCGCCGGGAATGCCATACCACGACACAGTATCACCCCCCGATTGCGATCGGGAAGCCGATCGAGCGCAGATACTCCGGATCGCGGAGCTGCGCATCGGTCACGCCCTTGCAGTGCGCCGTATCATACGGCGAGAAGTTCGGCAGGCCGTCCGTGCTGAAAAGCATCATGTCTCCCTCCCAGTCTCCGCTTGATGCCCTTTCCGTTGCCCCCGGCAGCGCGCCGTGAATGATGCAGCCGGGGAATTGCCAGCTGTAAAGACCGCCCGCGTTTGGTGCGAAGATCGCAAGCTCCGATTCCTCGCATTTTTCGCTTGATGCGTAGTACGGATACCAGTTGCTGTTCGGAAGATGCAGTTCAAATCGGCAATATCGGACTTTCCCCATCGACAGCGTGTCAAATCCGCCCGCCGCGTCGATGTTAAAACTGCATTTGTTAGCAAGCAAAGCATTCGAGCCGTAAAACCAGTTCACAATTTCGTGATAGCTTGCATTCAGCACGGCGCTGACGGCGCAGTTTGTAAAGTGATAATTCCCGTCAAATAATCCGCCGCTGCCGGAAGCCGCGCTGCCGATCAGATCGACGATGCGCAGCGCGTCGATGTACGGCCGTCTGTACTCGTCGTCAGTCCGGAAACGTCCGTATAGATGCAGATTTCGGATCGTCGCGCCGTTGCCGAGCACGGCCGCGTTCCATGTGATGTTCCCGCTGTATCCGTCCGGATAGGTGTCATTCGCGTCCCAGTCCGCATTTCCCGGACAGACCACAGTATCGCCTGAAACAGCGACCGCCGCGATAAAGTCCGCAAGATTTGTGACATTGACCGTCGCCATTTAGTAGCACCTCCCGTTCCGCTTGATGCTGACAGACTGACAAATTCCGCCAAGCTGCACCGCGTTCTGACCGACCGCCAGAAAGCGGAAGATCCCGGCAGTCTGCATGGTGCGGTTCTTCCCGTCCGGACTGTACGCCATTTCAAGGTCGGCATCGACGATAAACCGCCCGTCTGAAAGCTCGTCAGCCTCCGGAATCGTGATCGTGACCGGCCTGCCGTTGACGGTGAGCGTCCCCTGTCCATAGTTTGCGGACATTGTCAGCGTGTATACAGGCCTGCTATATCTTGTGCCGTTGTTCATGACCACACCGCCGCCCGTCAGCTCGATCACCGGCTCCGCGTCGAGATACTTAAACGGCGCAAGCGTGAATGTTAAGTTATAGGTTAATTCGTTCCCGCGCAGCCGCGCCGTCGGTGTGATGCCGGAGATCCGCTTGACGCGGAAGAAATAGCGCGGCAACTGCGAGATTTTAAGCTGCTGCGCACCGTGCAGCAGTGCATAAAGCGCGGAGTTGTCGAAGCGCTCCGGCTCTCCGGCAATGCGCAGTGTCACCGGGTAGGCGATATCGTCAAAGCTGTCGTCCGGCACGCTCATGTCCTGATCGCCGCCGACCGCGTATGTGGCATAGCGCTGCGCAGCCATCGGCGGCGGGCTGAGCGGATCGACGATCAGCCCAAGCGACCGCGCCGAAACCCCGTCGATCCTGATATCCTGCATCATTTCCATGCCGTCCCTCCGATCCCGCGCGTCTGCTGGATCTGATAAACCCGCAGCGCTTCGTCGATTTTCTGTACGATGATATCCCCGACGCGGTCAATTCCTTCCGCGCCGGAAACGCTGACATTGATCTCTCCGATCTGCACGCCGGTTCCGATCCGCGCCGCGAGCATATCCATCCATTCCGTGTTCCGTTCGAGCGGCAGCACCATTTCCGTGCCGTTTTCGCCGATCAGCGCCCGCGTCGGCCTTGATACGATGCCGCCGGTCGCCATCGGCTTGTCAGGCGTCCACACCTTGCCCTCGTCAATAAAGCTGTCCTCGGTGTTGCCGTGCAGTGCATCATAGATGCGCTCGCCGATGCTGCCCCACCAGTCAGCCCACTCGTCCCACTTCTGCTTGACTCCGCCCATAAACTCGTCGATCACATCCATGCCGGCTTCCCAGTACTCGCCGAGGCCGAGGCAGTCCACGATCTTTTTCACGACTTCGCCGATCGCCTCGCCGATCTTCCAGAGCGCTTTCAGCAGCCCCTCGCAGATCTTCGCGATGATCTCAATCGCCGTGTCAATGAGCTTCTGCACGTTTTCAGGCTCGAAAAAGTAGTCGCAGAGCGCCTCGATGATCTTGACCGCCGCATCGAGCAGCAGGTCAAGCGATTCGAGCAGGATGTCAACGAGGTTGCTGATGACCTCCGGCAGCATCTCGATCATCTTGTCGATGCTTTCCGGAGAGAGCAGCCCCTCGATCAGTGCATTGATGATGTCGAATGCTGCACGTACAAGCGGCATCAGAGTGCCGGGATCCGTCAGGATCTCCGCGATCTCGATCACGACATCCACAATGACAGGGATCAGCTCCGGCAGCGCCTGCGCGATTCCCTGTACGATCGACGTGATGATCTGCATCGCCGCCCGTACTATCTGCGGCAAGTTTTTTATCAAAGCCGTCGTGATTGTCAGAATTGCATTCGCAGCTATCGGAATTAGTGTCGGAAGAAGTTTCACGAGAGTGTCCGAGAGCTTGATAAAAATATCAGTAAACGCCGGAATCAGTTTGGGGAGAAGCTCCTCGACCGCTGCTAAAAGTGTGTCAACGACAGCCGGGAGCGCATCAACGATCGCATTGACGACCGGCTCAACATTTTTGACAACAGAATCAAACGCATCGACCACATTGCCCGCGAGGTTCGCTATGTCGGCCTCGCCGTTTCCAAGCCCGGCGATCAGCGAATCCCACGACGCAGCCAGAAGGCCGAAAGAGCCGGAAATTGTCTCCGTTGCCTCTTTTGCAAAGTTGCCGTCGTACTGCTCCGTGGTATCAAGAAACATCTGCATTGCTGCCGTGACCTTGTCCTGCGTTGTGGAAAGATCACCAAGCCCATGCTCTGCGGCGTATGCTTTCAGCGTCGTGTCATTGATCGCCA